AACAGAAACAGGTGCATACAGTGTAGATAAAGAAGTACTACAAAATATGAATCACCCTCTAGCTGAAGCAGTGCTCGATCTCAGAGAAAAATCTAAAATGGCAGGCACTTACATTTCTAACATCCAAAGAGGAGTAGATAGTGACGGAAGACTTAGAAGCGGTTTTAATATTCATGGGACCACCAGTGGTCGCCTTAGTAGTAGTGGGAATCTCAACTACCAAAATATACCAAGGGACAACAAAGACATTAAAAAACTTTTCAAAGCACGAGAAGGTTTTAAAATTGTTCAGTGTGACCTCGGCACTGCAGAAGTTTATTATGCAGCTATGCTTAGTAATGATTCATTCCTACAAAAAGCTTTTATTGATAAACTGGACTTTCACTCGTATGTTGCAAAACAAATGTTTAACCTCACTTGCGAAGTATCAGAAGTTAAATCAAAATACCCAGCACAGAGACAGTATGCAAAGGCTATTACCTTCGGAATTATGTATCAAGCAGGACCTGCAAAAATCGCAGAGACAGTTAATAAAGACTCAGTACCAGGAGAAGAAATAAGCATTCCGCAAGCTAAATTATTCATTAATAAATACTTCAACGAAGCAAGAGCACTAAAACGTTTTATAGATGCCTCAAATCAACAGATAGAAAATTATGCTTATATATATTCTTTTTTTGGTAGAAAGCGTAGACTTCCAGAATCTAAGTCACCAAACCCAGGAGTAGCAAAACACGCAGTACGCTCAGGTGTTAACTTCTTAGTTCAAAGTGTGGCTTCAGATATTAATATTATGGGTGTTATTGATCTGATAAAGTGGGTTGATGAGAATAATTATCACAATGATATCTTACCTTTTACTGTGGTTCATGACTCTATTGTATCAGAGGTTAGAGAAGATTTGATAGATATTTATATTCAAAATGCTAGAGAGTGTATACAGAGGGATCGAGGACTTAGCATACCCAACTGCCCTATTAAAGTTGATTTTGAGGTTGGGCCAAGTTGGGGGGAGTTGAATGAACTCTAAAACTTTTACCGCTGCAGCAATTATCATTGGAGCCCTGACAACAAGTAAAATCTCTCTTGGGGATATTTTTAGTGGAAAAACTCCCCACAATCATATTGAGTGTATGGCAAAAAATATATATTTTGAGGCTAAATCTCAATCACTTGTTGGTCAACTTGCTGTTGGATTAGTAGTATTAAATAGAGTAAAAAGTAAACACTTTCCCGATGATGTATGTAAAGTTGTTTATCAAGGGCCAGTTAAAGAATCTTGGAAGACAAAGAAATACCCTAACCTCCCTAAAGAATTAAGAAAATATTATCCTGTAAGACATCGGTGTCAGTTTAGTTGGTATTGTGACGGTTTTAAAGATGTAATAAAAGAACCCTCAGTTTATGCAAATATAGTATCAGTAGCTACAAAACTTATGGGAGATGTTTACGATTTTACTGATGGAGCTACTCATTATCATGCTACTTACGTCTCTCCTGAATGGGCTAATTTAGAAATAGCATTTACTATAGATGACCACATATTTTACAGACCTAAAAAGAAATGATTCAATACCCTATATTTTGTTTAAGAAAAAAACCATACAATATCAAGATTGATACAACAACGATTAAAATAAAGAGACAAGCACACTCACACTATGAAACTGTGGATGATAGAACTCTTGGCGGTGATTACTTTATGAGACTTTTACAAATGGAGCATCGAATAAGATTTGATTTTACTTGTAGTAACTTACAAGAGATTATTTTATCAGATTGTAGATGGGGAATAGATTCTAGTGCAAAAATTCACGAATTACCTAGTTATAACAAAATTAGAAGTCAAACAAGAAAAATAGTCAGAGCATATAAGAACAGCATCTGGTTGCACAGAATATCTTATCCGTTTAAAATTAAAACACAGGAAAATTTAAAAGGATCTGTCGAAGGAAAATTTGTTGATATAATAAAGATTGAGGATAGATGGTTTATAAAACGGTTTCTAGATCAATAAATAAAAGCTGTTTAAATGAGAATATGATGGAAAGACTAGCAACACCAATAGAATACATTTTAGAGACAGAAAAATACCTAAATATGGTTGAAGACGGAAGTAGATGGATCAATGTAAATGGTCATGATATTTTTGGTTATTGCAGATATGCAAAGTTTTATGAATTAATGGTTAGAAGTGCAAAAGGACCCTGCGTATTTGTGGAAGTTGGAAGTTTTTTAGGTCAATCAACTGCTATATTAAGTTATTTAATTGATAAATATAAAAAACCAATCGTTATTGATTGTGTAGACATTTTTGATTTATCTGATTTTAGTGATGGTGAACACAAAAGATATATAGGACAACTAAAAGGTAAATTTTTTGAAACATTTTTAGAAAATATGAAAAAATCTAAAACAATTCATAACATTAGATATATTCATAAAGGAACTTCTGTTGAAATAGCAAAAAAGTATCCAGAGCATTCTATAGATTTAGTATACTTAGATGCTTCACATTTAAAAGAACATCTTTTATTGGATTTAAACTCTTGGACTCCTAAACTTAAAAAACATGGAGTTGTTGCTGGTGATGATTTAGATCATAAAGGTGTTTATGAGGCTTTAGAAGAGTTTTTTGAAACAGACGAAAAAGGTATCAAAAATTCTAGAGGTACAAATTTTGGAACATGGGCTGTAGTCAAACAATGAAAAAAGCAAAAGTAAAAAAGATTTATCTTTCAGATAAGATATACATTAAAAAAACAGATGTTGAGGATGAAGACACATTAGCTTCTCTTTTTACATATGATACAGGTGAAGATATTCTTCAAACCTACGATGAGACTGACACTCATTTTATTTTACCATCAAATAGCTTTGGTAAGCTAGATTATGATTCTGTTTCTGATAAAAGAACCTACATTACTGCAAAAAGTAACCTCTCATTTGCTGGTAAACTGAGGTGGGAGCAAAAAGAAGTTGTAGACAAGTTTCATACAAAAGGTAGAGCTAGAAGTGGGATAATTCAAGCTCCTTGTGGATGGGGCAAGACATTTACTGGTGTAGATATAATCGCAAGAAATAATGTTACAACTCTTGTTATGGTGCATACTAAACTTTTATTCAGACAATGGATTGAAGAATTAGAAAGACAAGTTCCAGGAGTAAAGATAGGTAAAGTAGGAGATGGGTTATTCGATATACAAGACATTACAGTTGGCATATATAAAAGTGTTTATAATAATCTTAGTAGCATGCGTGATAGTTTTTCATTAGTTTTAGTTGATGAAGCACACCTATGTCCAGCAGAATTATTTAGCACTGCATTAAACAATCTTAGTGCAAAAATTAAGATAGGAATAACAGCTACACCAAAAAGAAAAGACGGAAAGCACGTGTTTTTAGCTGACTATTTTACAAAGTTTATGGTTACAGCTAGAGACCCAAGAAAATTACAAGATCCTATAGTTTTGGTTAAAAGAACAGATTTTAGGTTTCCAGTTATAGATCCAAAACGTGATTGGTCGCGCCAGTTGAACAAATTATGCAGTAATCAAGATTACTTGGCAGCTATCTCAAATATGGCAATTCAACTTATAGGTCAAAAACGATGTCCTTTGATTCTTGGTGAGAGAGTTCAGATGCTCAAAGACTTACAAGGAATGATAAAAAATAGTATATGTTTAATAGGAGAAACAGATGAATCAACTAGAAAAGACGTTCTTCAAAATGTTGGAGGAAAGTATAAAGCAGTCTTATCAACCAAACTCTTCGACGAAGGCATCAGTTGTCATCGTCTTGATACTCTTATTATCACTTGCCCTAACAATAATCCTATAAAGTTAGAGCAAAGAATAGGTAGGATAATAAGAGAACATCCTGATAAACAAGTGCCTATGGTGGTAGACTTTTGGCTTAGTGGGCCAATAGTATCTAGACAACAAGCAAAAAGACTAGAGTGGTATCAGCAACGTGGCTATTATATACTTTAATTGGTACGAGTTACACACAAAAGCAAAGGGCGACCCTGCTGGAATAATTATCTTGACTTATGGTCTAACCTTAAGTTATACTGTAAGTACTTCTCAATACTTGATGAAAAAATTAAATATAAATCACATTCCTATTTTTCTATTTAAAAAAAACTATTTAATAGTAACAAAGGATAAAAAGGTAAAAATTAATGTTAAAACTGAAGATGCTCAAAGCTATTTTACATACGATAAATTTTTGTTTGCAAGAGTCTCGGCAAGACAAAAAGCGCTGTATTTGCGAGCATTATCCATGCGAGCACTCGACAGCAGCAGAGATTTTGTGCCACGAGTACTATTTAATAACATAACACATAACCCTTTTTTAAAAGTAACAGAAGATAAAATACATTTTATATACGAGTCTCCGAGAGGAGATACCTAAACTAAAGAACCAACGTTCACAAGGAGGATACTATGGTAGCTTGGGATAAAGCAAGAGGAAAACAAAGCACTGGATCAAGCCAGCGCAAAGAAATCGAGAGATTAGCTCTCTCAATTGGTGATACTAAAGTTAGGTTGATAGGCGATGTAATGCCTAGATACTGTTACTGGGTTGTCACTACTGAAGGTAAAAAAATGCCTGTAGAATGTCTTAGCTTTTCAAGAGAAACTGAGTCATTTGATAATAACGCTCAAGATCCTTTCAAGGAGATTGACACTGCAATATATTCAGACAAACCGCAATTTTCATATGTCTGTAATGTAATTGATAGAACAGACGGTAAAATTAAACTGTTCGATTTAAGAGCAACTATTTATTCTCAAATAGTAGACTATGCTTCTAACCCTGAATATGGTAACCCTGCTGATGCAATAAAAGGTTATGATCTTACTATAAAGAAAGAGAAGACAGGGCCACTTCCGCAAAATGTTAAGTATACTGTAGTTCCTGCAAGAAGCAATATTGCCTTAACTGAGGATGAGCAAAATCTAGAGCTATTTGAACTAGATAGAATCTATAAGCGTCAAACTTATGATGAGCAGAAAGAGTGGTTATTACAGAATACTGCATTCTTTTCCGCAGAAGCTGGTGATGAGTTTAAGGCTGTAGAAGATGTTGAGGACTTAGCATAAATGAAAAAAAAGTTATCTGATTTAGTTAGTAATACAATAACTAGCGAAGGTAGCACAGACAATGCTCCAAAGGGAAAAAACTTTGGAGCATTTACTGATGTTACTGGTGATCAAGCAAAAATTGATCTTAATATACTGAGAAAATATAATGTTTTCTTTGCAACCCCGTGTTACGGGGGA